TCCTCAGCAAACCAGAAGCGAGGAAAATTGTAAAATACTTGAGGGGAATTATTGAAGATGCCAAAAGATACGAGTGGGATCACCGACCAGGCAGAAGGAAAAGATCCGTCGCTAAATAGAGGCATAGAGCTTATGTTGCCACGAGCAAGGAGGGAAAGAAAGTCCAACATCGACTTTGATTTGACCCTCCCTTTGCTTAAGTGGAGGTGTCGATTAAGAATAAAATTTGACATCACGGAGAATCATGGAAACTAACTTAATGATCTGGGTTGCTAGCGTTAGCACCATTTTTGCCTTTGGATTAGGGTGTGTGATAGGATGGATATATAAAGATACCGTAAACACACATACGTACAAAAGGCAACTAGATAACCTTCATCCAGAGTTTTTGGATGGCAATGGGGCATATGTAGAGGAAGAACTCCTAGCAGTTCGTTTTACAGACCCTGATGACCTACTACTTGACGAAGATGAGGATTGATAGTATACTGACTTGATAGGTAACATTATTATGGCAAAAAAATTACCAAATGATGCGTTGTTGACTGAAATTATACAACAGGTCTCTTCCGCTAAAACAAAGAAAGAGAAGATAGCATTATTACAACAATACAACAACAATGGACTTAGAGCGACTCTTATCATCAATTTTGATGAATCTCTCAAGTTCATGCTCCCTGACGGTGAAGTTCCTTTTAAGAGGAATGAAGCACCCGCAGGAACTGAGCATACTCGACTAGATCATGAGTATAAAGGGTTCTATCGCTTCTTCAAGGGTGGCGATGACACTCTCACCTCTATGCATAGAGAGAAGTTGTTTATACAACTCCTAGAAGGTTTACAGGAAGATGAAGCAGACTTGTTTGTCTTAGCATGTAACAAGAATCTTCAATCTAAGTACAGAGTGACTAAAGCAGTTGTTGCTGAAGCATTCCCACAGATTGAATGGGGCAATAGAGGATGACCGTTTGGGGTAAAAACCAAGACGTTCCTGAGAAACAGGACAAATACAATATAGTTGTTCTAGAGATTGATTGCGATAAGAAACTCGCTGACAATCCTAAACTTCCTCGTAATTCATACCTTGTCACTTACATGACAGATGGAGTAGAGCATCATGACATCATTATTGGTCTTAAGGTCAATATCTTTGATTGTTATTATGATTCTCTCGGCAAGGGCAGTTTAAAAAGTATAGAGTACACCAGTGGACAAGTCACAGCAAAACTCTTCGATGCCAACAAATACATTGACGCATCAAATAAAGGAGCTACAAAAAAGAAAGGATGATCTGTTTGACTTCAAGTCAGAAACAGAGGATATCGACGATCTAGCAGACGAGATATTCGAGGCACTTTATCAACATACATCAAAACAACGTAATGAAACTGAGACCGACACCAGTCAAATTGATATCAATAACCCCTAATGCTGAACAAACTATGGGGTTCATCGCAAGAGTATCCAACCCCAATAATCAGGAAAACCCTAAAGTGGCAGGATTACTTAAATACTGTATTCAGCATGAACACTGGTCAGTATTCGAGCAAGCAACTATGACACTAGAGATTACAACCACTAGAGGTCTAGCAGCACAGATATTGAGACATAGGTCATTTACGTTCCAAGAGTTTAGTCAGCGATATGCTAACACTAACCTATTGGGTGAGATACCCATACCAGACTTGAGAAGACAGGATGAGAAGAATAGACAGAATAGTATAGATGATATAGAACCAGAGGAGAGAGATAGACTACAAAAGGTCATAGCAAAGTATTTTGCTGAGGGAATAGACTTATATAATGAACTTATTCGGTCAGGTGTCGCTAAAGAGTGTGCTAGATTTGTACTTCCGTTAGCAACTCCTACCAAACTCTATATGACGGGATCATGTAGATCGTGGGTTCACTATATAAATTTAAGGTCTGCTCATGGAACCCAAAAAGAACACATGGACATTGCTGAAGCATGTCGTAGGGTGTTCATACGAGAGTTCCCTACAGTAGCAGAAGCACTTGATTGGACAACATAATGGCAATTTACCCAGTTAAAAACTTAAAAACAGGAGAGATGAAAGAACTCCAAATGACTCTTGCTCAGTATGAAGAGTGGAGAGATAGCAATCCCGACTGGGATAAAGATTGGAACGCAGGAGTCTGCGATGCAGTCTCTGGAGTTGGAGATTATCAGGACAAGTTACCTGATGGTTTCAAAGACCGACTTCGTAATGTCAAAAAACATCATCCTTACGCTAAATTCGAGGCTCCTTAGTCTATGCCAGTTAAAGAAAAGAAACAACCTTCTATGGTTGGATTGACCAAAAGACAAATGAAACGCAAACCCATTAACTCAGGATATCTAACTCAGATAAAACCCCTGACTCCAAGTCAGGAGAAAGTTTTTGATGCGTTCTCTAAGCAAAAGAATCTCTATCTATATGGAGCAGCGGGTACAGGTAAAACCTTTATTGGTATGTACCTCGCACTACAAGAGATCCTTAACGAGCAGTCATCTTATGATAAACTCTACATTGTTAGATCATTAGTACCAACCAGAGAGATTGGATTCTTACCTGGTGACCATGATGACAAGGCAGAACTATATCAGATACCATATCAGAACATGGTACGTTATATGTTCAAGATGCCTGATGATGCTAGCTTTGATATGCTATATGCTAATCTAAAAGCACAAGAGACTATCTCATTCTGGTCAACATCTTTCCTACGTGGTACTACACTGGACAACTCTATTGTATTAGTAGATGAGTCACAGAACTTGAATTTCCACGAGTTAGATAGTATTATAACTAGACTAGGTGTCAACACAAAGATTATCTTTGCGGGTGACGCAGCACAAACTGATCTTGTCAAAACAAACGAGAGGAACGGTATTCTAGACTTCATGAAAATCATTCAAGGTATGGATGAATTTGAAATGGTAGAGTTTGGTATACAAGATATCATCCGATCAGGTTTGGTGAAATCATATCTGATTAATAAATTGAATCTTGGACTTTAAACATCTAAATCTACATAATTTTCCAAACTTAAAAGCAAAGACAACAGCACAGGGTAGACGTTACTTCGTTGAGGGTAATGCCTACCCTTCTGTTACAACTGTGATAGGTGAGATGAAAAAGAAATCTATCCTTGAGTGGAGACGAAAGGTAGGTGAGGAAGAAGCTAATTCTATATCTAAACGTGCGACTACACGTGGCAACAAATGCCATAAGTTAGCAGAAGATTACTTAAGTAACAAACCTCTGGACAGGTATAGGGACGACGTGCTATCATTAGGCATGTTTCACCAAATACGACCTTATATTGACAAGATAAATAATATACACGCACTAGAAGAATCTTTATATTCTCACACATTAAAACTCGCAGGACGAGTCGACTGTATTGCTGAATATGATAATGAATTAGCGATTATTGATTTTAAAACGTCAACTAAGTTCAAACGTGAAGAGTGGATACAAGACTACTTTTCACAAGAGACCGCTTATGCTATAATGTTTCAAGAACTTACAGGTTTAAAGGTAAAACAACTTGTAACTATCATCGCCACTGAACAAGGGACACCCCAGATCTTTGTTAAGAATAACATTCTAGAGTTCGTACCAAAATTAAAAGAGTACATAGACTATTACAAGGAGATCCATGGCGACTGGTAAAATTAATGATGCCCTAGAGGAAAATTTTATGACTGCGAGCAAGTTTTCGCTTGAGATTGAGAACATCGTCAAAGATGGTTCACTTAACTACATTGAAGCAATAGTGATGTATTGCGAAGAGAAATCTATTGAGATAGAAGGGGTAAATAAATTAATAAACAAACCACTTAAAGAGAAACTTAAGTACGAAGCACAGAAGTTAAACTTCATCAAGAAAGGGAGTCGTGGTTTCCTAGCACTGTGACAGGATACGAAGCATATCGCATGTATCTTGCCATGCGTAATCACTTCAAAACTAAGACATATGATTTCTCAAAGAATCAATATGCGAAGGCAAAGCAAGAAACTTATGACAAGAGAAAAGACAAATATTTTTTTATAAAACTATCACGTAAGTATGACGAGGAGGAACTAGCAAAGTTTTATCTAGCAAATTTTGTAGAAGAAAATAGTGAGTGGATAGGGTCGATGACCGCACATGGTGAACGGAACTATCTGGACTATATAAGGAAACTACAATCACTATCGTATATTTTTAAGAGTGATGCTGATACGATGAAGGAGTCGTGTGATAAGTTTGATGATTTGTTCACAGGCAAACCACACCCGACCTTGATTAAATTATGGTTAGGTGGTAAAATAACATTAGAGTCAGTAGTCATCATGGAAAAGATGTTTGAGTTCTCTAAGAACGTCAAAGCAACCGATCCAGTATGGACAGACGCTAAACAGAAGATCATTAAATATGTTCCTCTTTTAAAACTAAACAGTACTGATAAACACCGTAAAATTCTCAAGGAGTTGTACCTATGAAGTTCTTCGAGTCTGACGTAGTTCAGGACGAGTTAAAAAGAATGCAAGACCTATACGTTGACATTAATCGTATGGGTATTATACTGACAATAGATCAGAAAATACAGCAACTGGTCAAACTGTTAGAACTGATAGATCTTCAACAGACAATGTTTATGCGTGTTACACTATCAGAGAGACCCGAAGCAAAACGGATCCTCGCACAGGTACGTGAAGCAGCAACGTTGTTAGGCATGAAACCTGAGCATGTAAACTCAACCTTCTATAACCAGTTGAAAGAACAGGTAGAGAAGATGATCGCAGATTTGGAGAAAGCAAAATGATCGCATTTATTATTATCGTTGTAGTCATAGCTGCTACAGCATTTTTGGTTAGATATTATGATCCCCACAACTAGAACTGAACTAATACATTATAGACTACAAGCTATGTTAAGAGAACATAGTTTTAGTGATCTATCATACCTTGGCATACGAAATGATGTTCACTGGTATAACATAGGTGGTAATGAAGTGCCAGTTGATTCTATTGAAGAATTGGAGAGTGTTGAAGAATGAATTTGTGGAAACACTGGAAGGAAGCAGTATGGGAAACATTCCCTGATCTAGAGTATCAAAATACATGGGCAGAGTGGGAAGGCAAAGGCACTAATCTAACTGCTAAGATATACAAGAACAAACACTTTATTAAGTCTAGAGAAGTAGATATATGGAGTGACAAGACGCACGTATATAATACAATAATATATCCTAACACTGGAGCAAATCTACCTTGCTTTGGTATGGATCTCATGGGGTTCACACAGAAGAGAGTCATCATAGTATTTGACTTCCAACACCCTACAGAGAAGTATCTCTTTGGTGTAGATGACCTACCAAAATGTACTGAGAACTATCGTTTCTTTGAACGTGGTAATCATTTCTCAGAGAACATATATGTCAGATATTGCCCGATGGATGAGGTTGATCAGCACCTCGACACATTTAAACAGTACTTGACAAAATACAAAGAGATGATAGAATTAAATCAACCGAAAGGGACAGACACGAATGTGTATAAGGACTTTGATACTTATATGACTCGATTGGATCCAGTGGGTCCTTACTTAGCACAAAAGTTTGGCAAGGAAAAGTCTGAAAGCCTTGTCAACGACTTTCTTTTCTGCTATAAATAGAACGTACGACTACACAGTACAATACAAACAATACGGAGAATACAATGTCTTTTGCTTCACTTAAAAAGTCAAGTTATACTGATCTGCTTTCTAAGGCAGAGTCACTAAACAAGACCGAGGTCAGAGGTGCCGACGAGCGTCTTTGGAAACCAGAAGTAGACAAAGCGGGCAATGGTTACGCAGTAATCAGATTCCTACCCGCACCCGATGGAGAAGACCTTCCATGGGCACAAGTTTGGAGTCATGCCTTCCAAG